ATCTTCTTATTGGAACAGCTGTATAAAATTGCGCTCATGACCGGTGTAAGACGCACCATTACCGCAATAGATAACATCTTACAATCTCGTTCCGCTGCGCAAGCAACCGGGGGTGGCGACTTCTTCCTAGATTAATAATAACCAACCACGCTGCGTTTAGATGGTAACGATAACATTGTGAGAGGGATATAAGGATGACAGAAACAGAAACAGTATGGAAAGTAACCTTGTATATGACAACCAAACAGTGGGAAGAGCTATCCAAATGGAGCGCACCGATAGCGGCACCCTGGCTATATTTGGAGCACGAGCCGAGTCCGGAAGGGGAGTATGAAGAGAAGCTAGATGTGTTAGAGAATTCGGTCCCAGAGCAGATGATTTAGATATATTCAAAATGCACTTCTTTTTTAGGTTCTGTTTTTGTCAATAACCGCGGTGGCACGCTGCCAGGTTTCGCAAAGGAAGGAACGGCAGAGGAGGCCGGTGCAGGCAGTGCTTTCTGTAAATGTTTCGCCTTAATATCACTGGGATCCCATGAAACATACACTACACATATATGGGGAGGTGGCAATAACTGCACCATAAACCCGGTTGCTCTTAGCTGTTCCACCACATAGGTAGTGCAATCGTATATATTAAACAAAGGGAACCCAACCACCATTCCAGGTATTTCATAAAACGAATTCATGCCACCAAAGCTACCGATATTCCGGATGCGGCGATGGCATAGCTCCAACACCTTATCAAAGACGGCTTTCTTACCCTTATCTTTCTTTTGACGCATTTGATAAAGTTCATTTAAACTTATCTGAGGTCTTGTAGCTTTCATAAAATGCCTATATTAATCTAAAGAAAGGATTATTTATTAGGTAAATGAATGCAGTAGTGCCTCTTCCGCTCCCTTCCTATACTCATATTGTGTTAAGTGGTGGAGGCATGTGTGGTCTCTCTTATACAGGCATCTATCGCTACTTGAAACAATACAAACTCATGGGGCAACTGCGGCATTTGGTCGGATGTTCCATGGGATCTATTTTCGCATTTTTGTTTGCTCTGAATTTACCGGTAGAGACCTTTGAAGAATTGATTCTAGAGACCTCGCGTGATATAGAACTGAATACCTTTAATCCAGAGGATATCCTGTTTATCTCAGATAAAAAAGGGATTTTTTCTTTAGACTGTTACGATGTGCCCTTTCAGAAGGCGCTTAATATCGTTTATAAAGACGTGAAGCGAGTAACGCTTCAAGAGTTTTCAAAATTGACTGGTAAAAATATCTATTTTACGGTATTTTGTGTGAATACATTAAAAGTAGAATATCTGTCAAATACCACTACACCGGACATAGATTTGTTTCAAGCCATTCGGGCGTCCATGGCGATTCCGGGATTGTTTCAACCTGTCATCATGAACGATAAATGTTACGTAGATGGAGGTGTAGGTGCTTCTCTTCCATTGTCCTGTATGGAATATAAAGAAACCGATAAAGTGTTAGCGATTAATTTATCGTTTAAGCCATATAAAAGTAATACTGAATTAGAAGATAGTCTTGTCTATACCAAACAGATGATTGGGGCGATTCTATTCAGTAAGGTATTTCAAACTGTCGCAGACTATAAGAATATACCAAATATAGACTTAATGACCATTGACGACAATCCCGTGGATTTTATGCCAATGGAAATTATAAACGATAAAATTGTCTTAAATATTTCAGAAGAAGCTTTTAATCAAGCGACCCTATATGGTTATCAAAAGTTATACGAGTATATGAAAGAAAAGTATCTGCGCACATAAAGACATACATGCTATATGAGTTAAGAAAAAGTAATAAACGAATGGGCATCGGACAAAGCACGCATATACGTATAGTTCCTGATTATATATATGCACACATACATGTGGATGATACCGGATATGTGCATCTAAATTTGTTTGTAAATAACACTGAAAACGCGCTAAAGTGCCTTATGATTATGCGTGAAAGTGATGACCGCCTAATACCTTCATTGCCGCCGCAAGAGCGCCCTATGTATTGGCCAGAACCCTTTAAATATTCTCTTTCACAAACTTCATGAGTTCCTCGGCCGTGCGATTCACTTCAAAATCCACCCGTTTGCCGTCTTTGCCCGTCATGTGGATGTGGGGGAAACCCTCAATCTTCTCTTTCATGACTTCCTCTTTGGCTTCCTCGGCATTCACTTTGCGCGCGGTAACACCAATGTTCTCTTTCTCAAGCATAGCGACAAATCTATCCCACTCCGGGTTAAACTTCTTGCACCAACCGCAACCAGGTAGATGGAAGTAGCTAATCACCGCTTGGGTCTCAAATTTCTCAGTGCGCTTCATGAAGACATATACAATGGAAGCGAAGACACCCAGGAATAAAAATGCGAGCAGTGCTTTTTGAAGTTGTTTGTCCATATCTAATTAACGTAAATATAATATTTATTGCAATGTGTTAATTGATAAATACAGAATTGTTCTTGAAGGCTAGATAATTCATGAAGAATAAATAGGTTATTTGCGTCAAACATGTGTTCATTTGTATAACTCGGGTATTGAAACCATTGGTTAAACGTAATCAGTAACACCCTAAAAGGCGATACCCGAAAGGTCTCTAACTGCCACCTATAGAGGAGTGAAACCACTGGAATCTCCAACGATTGCAACTGTTTATACACTTCTCGCATACAATACGCATTCCGACACACAATAACAGTGCGATAAATAGAATAGTTATGATAGGCGCCGTCTAATATTCGTGTAATATCTCCCCGTGTTGCATCTTCATCCATTGGGATAATCCATTGCCGTTTGTCGATCATATCCATATAAAAGTAATATGCTTTAATAGGATAAGCCAATAGTTCTTTATATGGAAATTATGGAAGAACCTTGTGCGATTCCTTTTGAATATATATTGAACTATTCCTTAAAAGGCGATCACCCAAAAACAGTGTTTATCCAGAACCTTATCATACACTATGGATGCTTTCAAGACAAAGTAGAACATAGATTTTCTAAATGGAACAGCGCCAATCCTAAAAAGAAACCCTTTGCGATTCCCAGCAAAGCAGAGCGCCCTAAGATTGGTATGCGCGACAATAGCAAAGAGGCGCTCATCAAAAAAGACTTTCAAGGGCTATTAAACAAGCTCACTGATAAAAACTTTGAAGTGATTTTAAAACAAGTCCAGAGCCTGTTTAATCCCGATTACCTGAATGTCTTTATAGAAATCCTATGGTTTTATTTACAGAGACAACCTGAGTTCCAGGCTCTCTATATCCATATTCTAGAGAAGCTATATTCTATGCTGTCCGACGACCTGTATATTGATATGGGTAATCTATGGAATAATATCTGGCGCAAATACTTAAATAGTAAGGAATGGAAACTAAACAGAGACCTTGTGGAAACCTCTCAAAATTATAGTGATTTCTGTGATTACATTAAAGAAAAGAAACGCCTGATTGCCGTTGCACAGGCATGTGCTCGTATGATGAATATTGGCATGGTCAATGCGGAACCCTTTGAGCTGCTGCATGATATTATCTTTCACATTTTGAAAGACCAAGACCCGACCAATAAAGTAGATCAAATGTGTATTGAATGCTATGTGGAACAGGCCAAAGAATATTATAAATATCTATTGCTGAATATCCAACGTAGAATGCCTTCCGCCTTGGAATCCATGATACATGATATGATGTATCTAAATGTAAATAAATCCTGTTGCTTTAAAATTAATGATTTTAACGAAGAGGTAATAAAAAATGTTATTTCTTGTCCAGTCAAAATAAAATCTCTATACGATTTAGACGATGAATTATAAGGCCATTATCATTGACGAGCTTGATCTGCTGCGCAAGAAGGAACAGCAAGATGGTAACACCTTCAAAGCCATCGCCTATGGCAAAGTTATTCAACAAGTTAAATCTAAGGAGACCATTACTGGTATGGACGATTTAAAGGATGTCAAGGGCGTGGGTGAGAGCATTCAAAAGAAGATGGAGGAAATCTTTGAAACCGGAAAGCTCAAAGTGACGGAGGAGGTGCGCAAGGATCCCACGTTGGAAGAGGTGGAACACTTTATGAATATTTATGGCGTGGGTCGCGTGAAAGCCGTCAAACTGGTCAGAGAAAAACATATCCATACGATCGCAGATTTGCGGGCGCGTGTGGCAGAAGACCCAAACCTACTAAATACGAATCAGACGGTGGGCTTGAAATATTATGAGGATTTGCTGGAGCGGATTCCCCGGGCGGAGATGAAGAAACATGAAAAAATCCTGAAGAAGGTAATTCCCTATGAATGTGAGTTGGTGGGAAGTTATCGGAGAGAGGAACCCAATAGTGGCGACATTGATGTCTTAATTCGGGCGCCAGCCGGTGACCACAAACAGTTGCTGGAGAAGATATCGGCTGAACTCATTGCCAAAGGGTATCTGATTGAGACGCTGGCGCTGGGCGATAAGAAGTGTTTGGCCATCTGCAGATTACCCGGTAAAGCGAAACAAAAAGCGCGCCGTCTGGACTTACTGCTGGCGCCTGAAAAAGAATATGGTTTCTCGCTCATGTATTTTACCGGTTCGGATAAATTTAATATTGCGGTGCGGAAAGTAGCTCTGGAGAAGGGCTATAGCATGAACGAGCATGCATTTACTCCCCAAGGCGATGCGGTGCCGCCGCCTGAACTTCTTTCTGAAAAGGACATCTTTGAGTTCCTCGGATTTAAATACGTTGAGCCAGTCCAACGAAAATCGGGTTTAATTATTAAAAATTTCTTAAATAACAATAGAACATAGGATGTCCATGTCTATACCCGCCCTCAAAGATATTGGCAACGTTGAGTCCATTGTAAAGCTTGTTGGAAGTCTCGCAGTGATTATTCTGATGGTGGTGACTTACACCTATATCCAGAAGTTAGAGCGCATTGCTTGCCAGTGCTCTATCCACCCTTACCGTAACTATATTAAAAACTACATTCTCTTCGCAATTGTGTTTTTACTATTTACCATGTTCGTGACCCCTGCCACGGCTGCTAAGATGTTCGGCTCCAGCTTCGCCCTCGTGATGAGTGTGGTGGAGGTGCTGTTCGTGATTGGCACATTCGTGTTCTTCGTCTATGCGATCATGTATGTAAACTACCTCATGAAGGAGAAATGCAAATGCTCTGAGGACATGCGCCGTGAAGTGCTATATGTCTGGTCTATTCTACACATGACTCTGATCAGTATTACCTTCCTGCTGCCCTGGGTGATTGGTCTAACCATGTCCAGCCTGGGTCTCCTCCTATCGGCCTCCAAAGACTTTGCCGCGAAAGGCCCGGCCGCTGTGCGCCAAACAATGGTGGCCCCCTTCAAATCGGTGCGCGGACTTCCCGCTTCCCTGAAGAAAACCGGCAAAATGTTCCGTAAATAAAATAAAAATCTCCCATAAGTTTATACCACTATGAGTTGCCCACCTGGTAAAATTCTACGTGTCGGATATGTGCGCCGTGACCAGAGTCGTGTAGCCGCGACCTGTGTAAAAGATATGGGCAAACCTGGAAAGACGCCTGAGAGTCAGAAGATTCGGGCATCTGTCAGTGACGACATTGACCTGGGTGCGTTTGGCTATAAACATATTACGGATCTCAAAGCGGAAGAGCGTCATAATGCGCTAAAGAAAGCTATCAACCATGTGGCCAGTAGTAAAAAATTAAGCAAACATGAGGCGGCAGTAAAAGTGCTGCGCCGTATAAACCTTATCGCTATTCTCAACAAAAACACCAACGTGACTACCAGTCAGTTAATGGAGCGTGACCGTAACTGGATCAGCGCCACTTACGTTCGCATTTAAGTATAAATGCCTCTTACGTTCGCATTTAAGTATAAATGCCTCTTACGTTCGCATTTAAAGGTTTAGTGTCTTTTTTCCACCTACAGAAGACCCAGCTTTGCGTCCTCTAGTCGGTTTGCGAGAGACACCACCTAGGTCAGCGGCGTCTTCAATTATAGAGGTAATCTCATCGTCAGAGATAGATAGTGTTTCTACGCGGTTATTTACCATGGTCGGAGTGAGCTGGATATCGTTGGAGATATCGTCAATGCTGGGGCCACGCATTTTTTGTTGTTGTTGTGGGTGATTTAGCGTAGAGGACATGGGAGGGGGCATATCCCGAGAGAAGTTGCCCATCATACCGCCGCCACCTCCACCGAGTAGCCCACCGAGCATGCTAAAGAGACCTCCACCCATGGGGTTTTGTGCCGCTTGCGGTGGGGGTGCAACGGGTTTCGCTTGGGGCATCTGCATTCCGGTGTATTGTTGAGCCGCCGCCTGTTGGAATTGTTTCATCAGACCCGGGTTTGAACGAAGCACCTCTTCCACTTGCGGTAGAGGCTGTTGCTTGAACATGCTACTGGTCAAATGGAACATAAAGGCGCTACCAGACAGGCTCATCAGCAGGCGCAACTCGGGTGCCATTTTCCGTCCAGAAGACTTATATTTATCATGGAGTTCCTCAAAGATATCGTCATAGTCGTTAAGGTCCTCTTGTAGCTGTTCAGACCAGCCATCCAGCTTGAGCTCAAAGGGGTCAAAACGAGTGTTTAGGAACTCAATACCTGTGACCATAGCCATCAGCATTTTACGTTGGAAGCGCACACTGGCATCCACTTCCTTTTCACGCAGAATACGATGGTATTCCACACGCATTTCCTCTAGATCAGACTGCATAGAGAACTTACGAGGCAGACGATAACCCTTGGACTCTAGACGGTCCATTTGATACAGAATTTCTTTTTTCTCATGCATATCTTTTTCAATACGAGAACGCTCTGCATTTACCCGTTGGCCAAACACATCTGCTCCATCACGACCTCCGTTACCACCGGCGCCGCCACCACTGCCACTGTCCATAGATTCAGTGCTATCATCGGTAGAGGTGCCAGATTCACTGGAGTAATCCACTTCAGAGCTCTCGCGACTGGAAGAGGCAGACGACATAGACAGCACATCGTTGCTGACCTTACGCCGGTTAATTAGCAGATCTGTGCCCAGGGAAGGACCCGAGAGCCCAGAGGGTGGCGAATTATACATAGGTTTTGATATATCAAACGAGGGACGCATCAGGGTAGAATCATCAACTTCAATAATATTGTCTTCTCCAAACGAGCGCAACATTCGTAACTTTATAAAAAAGAGGAATTGTTTTTAAGTAATGCAAACGCGGGGATTTTTTATGACATAAAGATACAAGGGTTTATCTATACAATGCTTCTATCCATTGATGTGGGAATTAAAAACCTTGCCATTTGTGGTTTAAAAACGGCAACGGCGACAACACCACCCACCATTACTCTCTGGAAAATCATTAATTTAACGTATGGTACGGACCCTTGTTCGTCCCTGATCAAAGCGTTGGATGAACTGACGGATTCTGTCCAGGATGCCACCATTGTCATTGAGCGGCAAATGACACGAAAAATGTGTGCCATCCAGTGTTATTTAGAAATGTATTATCGTTTAAAAAATCATACCGTTATCATATACAGTCCGAAATATAAGTTGGCCGGGACAGGGAAAGAATACAGTGGTGCTGGAAAAGGTCTCTATCATGCCCGGAAAAGAGCTTCGGTGCAATTGTCTCAAGCATGGTTGCTCGCCCACCCACAAGAGGAATGGGTAACTACACTATGGAAAAATACGAAGAAAAAGGACGACCTTTCTGATACGTTAATGATGGCATTGGCCTACCAAGACAATCCCCAAGCGGATGTAGCGAAACAGCCCCTAAAGAAGATCTGTGCTCGGAAGCCAACGGCTGCCCAGGAAAAACGAGGTAAATACACGAAAAGTAGTATTAAATACTTACTCCAACAGATGCCTGCCGAAAACCGGACAGAGGCGAGCATGCCTAAGAAACTCCTCCAATCCATCCATATCTTCTGGCCAGATGTAGCTACATGTTTGGTAGAAATAGGATGTATTTAAGAATATAGAATATAGAATATAGAATATAGAATATAAATAAAGATAATCAATGGTATTACATTATTCATCTCTATTGTTTGGAATAGTATCCGCTGCAGGGCAGGGCACATGGATCTGTCCAGCCTTTACAACACTCATGGGTTTATCCATTATTAATCATAGTGTATGTAAGCCAAATACTTTGGAAAAGCGCATCGTTCGTGGTATTGATATGACATTGGCACATGTGATATATGCTGTTGCGATTAAAGAGGCGTTTCGTCTCAGTAAGAAAAACTCATATGACTTGCGTATCCTTGGCTTTTGGAAATCCTCGGCCTATACCATTCTGGCATGGCTCTCTGGTATTACTCGGATACCAGGCATATATGGTGAGATTGCCCATGCATCTATCCATCTCTCAGGTTCTATCGGGATGCTTCTCCTCATGCGTGCAGGTGGCTGGCGAGGACAGCTCCCTTAGCGCATCACTGACAAGCAGTGCCGCTGCCGCTACCGGTGTTTTTCTGCCTTCTTCCAGGTCGCTTCTTGTAGCTGTTTGATAACGTTGGGTGTAAATACTTTTAAATTATTTTTTATGATTAACTTTACCAGATAGGGAAAGAAAACGTCCTTTAGATAGATACGATTACCTTCTGTAATGGAACGACATTTAAGTGCCAACCATTCATACTTTTTAAACATAATATGATTAATGTCGCTACTTGTAAAGAAGGGACAGAGCATCCCTGAGTTGGTTAGGGAGAGGATATAGTTGCGCACCGTAGGATGCTTCAAGTAGCTTACAGGGATGTCCTCTAGCAGATTTTCAAAGACTGTATAATTATAATCCGGACATAATAATAGCTTACCGGAGGCGTCATTATATACCGAGTTATTGTCAATAATCATGACCCTGTTCTCATAGATCTCCTCTTTCTCTGCCTTGGTAAAAGCTGGGTTCTTTCCCAGCGACCGAATCATGCGAGGGAAAATACTTTCCAATGATTTCCGATAATTGCCACCAATGTCAGATACACATTCGTCCCGTGTAAAAATCGGTCGCTGAAACTTAAACCCATGTGCTTTCTCCACCCATTGAATCTCTTTATATGCCCAATTCTTTTCACTGGCAGTATAAACGAAGAAATATATATTATTATTAAAGTATTGGGTCAGTTCCGTAATAAAATTGGCAAACCCAGGTCGTATTAGATTTTGTGTAGGTAGGAAGGCTTTTGGGACCTTGGCATCGGCCTTTACCTTTAGACCAAACTTTTTAAAATTCTGAGCCATAGAGTATTTCTGCGACTGGAAATCCACACGGCCAGCAATCGTGCCATCCCAATCCAATACAACGATATATGGCAAGGTGGCCATTCTTACCTTATAAATATAAAAATAAATCTACTTCGCTTTGCCTAGCAAATTCATGGTTTTCCGTAATTCCTTTTTAACACCCCCTGAGATAGGTGGTGTCATCTGAGATAAATCCTGAAGAAGCGCTTCTAGATCTTGGATTACTTCCGCTGCGCCACCACCCTCACCACCTATTTTTCTTATATGTAGCGATGTTGTTGTTGCTTCCCAATCCTCATACATTTTAAACATAAAGCCTTGAAATATAGCTAATTTCTTTATACGTTCTATATAAATATATACAGATTTAACCACACCTTTCTCGGTTACACTATATACCTCTTCAATCTCATCTATAATTTCATTCATTTCATCTGTTAAATTATCAAAGACAAGATTATTTTCGTATTTTCTTAGCTTACTAATATGCTTATGAATTAAATATTCCATTTCATTTATAAACATTACCCTCGTGATTAATTTAAAAAACTTATAGTCGTCTTCATCTTCATAATATGTCTTTATTTCTTCTGTATCAAATAACATCCTATTTTCCTTCGTAATCATTTGCTTCCATCTCTCAAGCCAATGTTGCTTTTCAAATAGATGGGTATATCTAGGCTCATTTGGAACACATATACAATCGTATATAGGATGGGTATCCAGTTTTAATGTATGTCTATCATTTGATTGATCCCACGTATAGTATTTTAGTCCTGGACCGAATAAGATTTCTTGTTCCGCTGGCAAAGCGCTATATTTATTAATTGCAATTAATTTATATTCTACGTTTGGTAATAAATGCAATCGGAATGTTCTACCTGGAGGCTTTCCTTCTTTACTTTCTATAGCATGCGTATGATTAATAGATACCATTAGGTCAATGGTTGCTGATGTAAACCCTTTATCTACAATATGTCCTTCTTTTACTAATTTCTTCGCATTCGCATCATTGATTTGTCTATATAATATCAAATGCTCTTTGGATACAAAGGGAGGCATTGTATTAAATACATTTAATAGTGTTTTATTGTATTCTTTATTTAAAGAGTTTCTTAGTCTCATGTGAGAAATATTATACGTGTTTTTATACATATTCCACATATATCCCCATTTTGACCGTAGGCGCTGATTCATTTCAGAAAAAGAATCTCCTGTATAGGATGCAATCGCGCTCTTAAACATATCTAAATAATCTCCTAATTTGTGTTCAACGATCTCTCTATGTTTTCCAAAAATCTCATCTATCGTATTATACATCTTTACTATTAGCCAATATTATTTACTTCGCTTTGCCTAGCAACTGTCTGGTTTTCCGTAATTCTTTTCTAACGCCCCCTGAGATGGGTGTCATCTGAGATAAATCCTGTAGAAGCGCTTCTAGATCTTGGATTACTTCCGCAGCGCCGCCTCTTTTATGTAGCGATGCTGTCGTTGCCGCTGCCCAATCCCCATACATTTTAAACGTAAAGCCTTGATATACATCTATTTTCTTTAAACGTTCAATATAGATATCTAAAACATGAATGGCTGTTTGATTTAAATTATTTATAACCGTTTCCATCTCTTCTATAAAATTCGTAAAGACTGGTGTATGATCGTAATGCTGAATATTACCAATATGCTTATGAATAATATACTCTATTTCATTTATAAATTCTATGATGGTGGATAATTTATTATACCGAGAGTCATCCTCGTCCTTATATCCAGTTTTAATAGGTTCTTTATCAAACAGCATTCTATTTTCTTCCAGAATTATTTTACTCCATTGTCCAAGCCAACCCTGTTTGTCAAATAGATTCGTATATCTGGGTTCGTCTGGAACCACAATACAATCATATACCACACCACTATCCAAATTTAAGTTATGCTCACTATCTTTTTGTTTTACTATATAGTATTTTAGATTTGGTGCAAATAGAATTTCTTTTTCATATGATACGCTGCTATAGGTATCTATGGCAATACATTTATATTCTATATTCGGTAATAAATGTAATCTGAATGTTCTACCGGACGGCTGTTCATTTATAATTTCTACGGCATGTGTATGTTTGATAGCTACAAGCGGATCAATGGTCGCTGATGTAAAACCATTATCTATAAGAGACCCTTTATTAATTAATTTCTTCGCATTTGTAGCATTGATTTGTCTATATAATACCAAATGCTCTTTGGATACAAAGGGGTCCATTTTATAAAACGCCTCCAATAAGGTTTTGTTATAATTTTCAACTTTATCATTTATGGCTATTGTATGAGAAATACTTTTTGTATCTTTGAGTGTGTTCAATATAAATCCAGTTTTTGAACGTAGCCGCTGATTCATTCTGGTGAATTTCGTATCTGTGTAAGCACGAATGGATTGTTTAAACAGTTGCAGCTGCATTCCATATGTGTCATCTCCTGTAAGATTTATTTCAAAGGCTCTTCTATGTTCCCCAAATACATTCTCTATCGTATTCTGCATCTTTACACCTCCCGACAATGGTAATTGTGATAGCGATGGTGACATTCTTTGTAACAAAATATCTACATCATTTACCACATCAGTAATAAGGGCACCACCACGACCTCCACCACCTCTATGCTTTAAAGCATAGTTCAACTCTTTATAAGTCAAAAAAACAATACTTTTTAAATCTGCACTTTCTTTAATCCGTTGAATATACGAATCTACCAATTCGCGCATGGGTTTTTCATTATCTCCTTCCTCACTCTGCATCATGAACAAAAGCGTATCTATTTGTTTCACTAAGCCTGGGAATGCGAGTGTGTTATTATCAAAATGAGTGATCTCACTAATGTTTTTATGAAGAATATATTCTATCTCATTGAGAAACTTTAATATAAGTGATGTGTATATAAAATTGTAACCATTCACACTTTTATTTCCAAAGAGTATTCTATTTTCAGTGTAAATCATATTACTCCAATGTTTAACCCAATCTCTGTTATCAAATAACTGTGTATATCTGGGTTCGTCTGGAACAATAATACAGTCCCGCACTATATATTTTAGTTCTAATAAATGTGCATTTTTATCATCACATAAGTAATATTTAATACCCGGAGCGAATAGGATTTCCTCCTCCTCTTCTACAAGACTATATTTGTTAATCGGAAGTAACTTATATTCAATGTTTGGTAATAAATGCAATCTTAGTAGCTGCCCAAAACTTTCATCTTTATTTTTAAGAGTATAGCTCTCAGGATGTTCATACACCATTGGGAATTCTGCACTTATAGAGGTTGATGTAAATCCTTTGTCTATAATGGTTCTGTTTCCGCTACTGAGTTTTTCAAAATATTTATCTCTAATTTTTCTATATAAGATTAAGTGTTGGTTGCATACAAATGGTTTCATCTTCTTGAACCCATTGGTAATTATTTTTATATTTTTTCTAACTAAGGGATCTGTGGAGGAAAACATAGACTTGACTGGTGCTCTTAGAACCCTATTCATATCTTGGGATCCATCCGTATCTGTGTAATTCGTAATTGCACCCGTGAAAGCATCTAATTCCAAAGTTGTCAACGATTTTTCAAACAAATCTATATGCTCTCCAAATACATGGTCAATTGTATTTTGGTATTCCATCTTTATATTAGAATAGAATAGAATATTATCCATATGGCGCCTGTAATCCAAGGATTTTCGCATAATCAAATCCATCCATATCTGGAAATTTATATGCCCTTAATGCAGTGAGTTCTATGTGACTTTCTGTCGTATTACGAAGGCTTCTAGTATGTGTAGCTGTAGCCGGTTTTTCTTTTTCTATCTTTTCTATTAGTTTAGAGGTTTTATCCAATTCATGTTTAATGGATTTTGATAGCTCTGCACCATCCGGTAAATTACTTAATAAAGCTTGTAATTCTTTAAGGTGATGGTTGATATCTATATTAATCTCTTTAGATGTATGACGATGATGCGATAATATAGTTTTATAACCACCATGTGTATAATTCAATGAACGTATATATTCCCGATCCGATATAGAAATCTCATAATGTGGGATATATGTTTTAGAAACCAAGAGCATCTCAAACAAACTATGGTCTTGATGTATATACATCCATGGAAGCAATGCCAAGAGGACCTTTCGTTCATTCATATTAAAGAATTTGGCTAATTCTAACATTAATTGGGTGCTACCAGAAACACCTGACAATATGTCTTTATGGTTTCTCTCTGCCAATTTATAGAAAGGACCATTCTCTTTCACTTTATAGAGAGCCGAACCTGTAATCCAAGGCAGTTCTCCTATGTGACGGATTCCCCGTAGGCGAAATGCTGTGATTCCTCGCTGCACTAGGGTCGTATCTTGCAATACCGCTTTCTCTTTCTCAGACAGAGGTTCAATCAATGCATCTACAGATATATGACGCGGTTTATTTTGCGTGATGCGATCATGTTTATATATTTCTAAATCTGATCCTGGCATGGGTTTTGTAAAGTCGCGGAATATAGACGAGAGTTTCGGATCTGACAAATATTTATTTTTTAATAGCTCTCTATTTGCAACGTCATTCTCAGTATATTGAACGTTGTATGAATTTAATAACACTTTCATTTTCAAAGACATGGCGTTATGGTTAATAAGCGTAGGTAATTGGGCGGTGGGATTTCCAATATAGTAATGCCATAATAAACCCGAAAATTTCATAGCAAAACGATAAATGACTGTGAGTTTCTCACGCTGTGTCACAATCTCATTATTTAAATCAGAAGCGCTATCTATAGGGATATAACCGCAAATATTTATTGCATAAAACCAATGTGGTAATTCAAAGACCTCCTTGACAGGTATATTAAAATGTATTAGAAACTGCTGAATTTTATGAATCCATTCATTTAACATCTTGTTTATAGAATTGTCTGCGACAATGTGCTTTAAGAGATCTCTTACCTCAGAATCGTCTGGTGCAACACGGGTTATACTACCGGCCCCTCCCTGATGATGTGTCGCCCCCACTGCCTTCATCCATTCACCATATGCACTAAATTTACTCTTTGGCACAACCGTTTTTACAATGGATTCATCCAATGATTCTAAGTAATAGTGTAGTGTTCTCTTATATTGTGTGAATTCCGGATCTATACTAGAGGTGATTTTTAAATAGATTTTCTGGATCTCTGTGTTAATATCTGGAAAGGCGTTCTCATTGTTATACTCGGTGATTCGGCTAATATTTTTTTGAATCAAATATTCTATTTCTTGAATAAACTTAAATATATATGTATTTGTATAATAATTCTGTGTCGTCTCAGGAAAAACGAGCTGTTCTTTATTAATAGCTTTAAATACATAAGATTCTTCTAATGTAATCATATTCGTCCATTTCTGCAACCAGCCCTTTTTTTCTAAGAGGTCCGTATATCTTTTTTCATTTGGAATAAGAATAAAATCACGAATAGATTCTCCATCGTTATTTACACGGAGACTATAATCTACGTAATGCTTACAGAGATAATACTTCACATGTGGTGCAAATAAAATTTCATCTTCTTCTGGAACTAAACTTATTTTATCAATGGGACATAGCTTATATTCTATTCCAGGCAATAAATGTATGCGTAAAGGAGTATACATATCTTCAGCGTCATTAACCATAATCTTTTGCAGAGTATTTAATACATTGGTAGATATAGACGTAAAAGCGTCGTCTTTAAATAGCTCTTTATTTTTATTTAATACGGATGTCTGGATATATCTATACAGTATTAGATGGCTGGTAGGAATAAAGGGTGGGAGTTCTTTAAAAAAAGCTTTTAAACTTTTATTAAATGTTCTGGTCTCTTTGAATGCAGTGACTGTATCTGGTAGAGATTTTAGATTTTTATAAGTAGATAATAAATATGCAGGTTTGTTACGAAGCAATAGATTCATCTCCTTAAATTCGGTGCCTGTGTAAGTTTTTATAGACATTTCATATTTATCTATTAGATGCTGGTTTTGATTTCTATATTTCCCAAATACTCTTTCAATCATTTCGGATGCATAGGGTTCTTCCATTAATCTAAAAATATAAAATAAAAATAAAAAATAACAGTTGCTATACTATCGTTTCTCACTGCGCTATCGCTGCTATATGCTTCGCTTAAGCGCTACCGCTGCTATATGCTTCGCTACTAAGCGCTACACATCAAACATTCCTCTTGGTTGTCCCGACGGCATGCCATGATTGCCTCCTGATCGTCTTTCTCTTTCTTTGTGTTTTTCATCATAGAGGGGTCAATGGTAAAGGCCATGGTCTTG